GAACTAGATGAAATGTTCTGGGATGTTGCTAATGAGATGAAAGAGTGTTACCGGCGAGGTGAACGTGCCTATGCTTTCTTTAAGGCATGTTTGAAGGACGAGGCCACGTTGTTGGAGAAAGACAAGGTGCGTGTGTTCCAAGGAGCCCCCATGGCCATGCAATTGCTTATTCGAGAGTTCTATCTACCGATAGCAAGAGCTTTGTCAGTGTGTCCTTTGTTGGCTGAATGCGCTGTTGGAGTTAACTGTCAAGGCCCCGAGTGGGATATGTTGTCCAGGTACATCGCCCAGCATGGTGAAGATCGAATCCTAGCTGGCGACTATAGCAAGTACGATTTGCGAATGCCTGCACAGCTGACCATGTCCTCTTTCCAGTGTATGATAAGACTGGCTGAGGCTTGTGGTTACTCGGATGACGACTTGACAATCATGCGAGGTATTGCGACTGATGTGTGCTATCCTGTAATGGCTTACAACGGGGATTTGATCCAATTATTTGGGTCGAACCCGTCTGGTCATAACTTGACGGTGTACATCAATTCCATCGCGAACTCCTTGTTGTTTCGATGCGGTTTCCGACACGTTGCTCCGGAGTGGGCACAGGCATGGACTTTTCGAGATGCTTGTGCTTTGGCCACTTATGGTGATGATGCCAAGAGTTCGGTCCACGAAAAGTTTCCTATGTTCAATCACTTGAGCTTTGCGAAGTTTTTGCGTGATCGTGATATGGTTTTCACGATGCCGGACAAGACGTCAACACCTACGGAATACATGCGTGATGCCGATGCAGACTTTTTGAAACGTCGCACGGTGTGGCACGAAGCTTTGAACCACAGTGTTGGAGCCCTTAGTGAAGATTCCATTTTCAAGATGCTGCATAGCGGCTTTGATGATGGTATGGCTCAGTCTGTTGCAAATGTGGATTCGGCTTTGCGCGAGTGGTTTTACCATGGCAAGGACGTATATGAGAATCGTCGTGCCCAGATGAAGGAACTAGCCAGTCTATACAATATTGACGGGTCTTGTTCACGTTTGGGACATTCTTATGAAACGTGTGTCAATGAATGGAATGCCAAGTACGCATAGATGGACGGAACATTGCCTGGGAAGCATTTAACTCATCCAGCCCCCGCTCGTATGTGGGGCATCGCCTGGGAAGCGTGGAACTCAACCAGCCAGTTTAGGGTCTGGCCATCAAGGTATAGCAAAACCCCCGTATATGCATGGTTACCATTTTAAATGCATCTTTATGTGTTTGTGTGCCTTTAGAAGAGGCTTCATATATTGAGGACA